TTTTGGTTATCGATAAGTCCAATAAGTTCTTCAAGCTTTGTCTTACAATCTTTCCTAGCACTATCGAGGCGAGCAATAAAATTCGCAACTTCACGCTGAGTATATGTCCCGCTAGGACGGTTAGGAAGATCAGCACAGCTACGTAAAGCTTCAGGTACTTCAACGGTGTAAATCAGTGGTTCATACTTTGTTACCGTCGTGCAGCCTGCTAATACCGCGACGGAGGAGAGGAGACACGTCCCCATTATCAGTTTCAGGTTCATTTCTAATTATCCCTAATTCGTCCTCTAATCTTTGTGAGGCTTCTTTTTCTTTCGCTAAAAGGTTTTGTAGAGTTTTTTGTGTTTCTTTAGAGTTTTGAAACTCTAATTCTTTAACCTTATAAGCAGATTTGAGATTATCTCTCTCAATGCTTATTTTCAAAACCTCGTTTTTTAGGACTTGGTTTTTGGTATACATAGTACCAAAGGCTCCTGCAACTAGGAGCCCTATAATAACATAAATTGCGAGTTTGTCAAACATTATTATTCCTCAAACGCTTTCCGGTAATTCTTGTAAGCCGAAATGATTTTATCTTGAGCAAAAATACCAAGAGCGGCAATGATCAATAGGCCAACGAAAAGTCCAAGTAGAATTCTCCAATCCGAAAACCATGCCATTCCCCCAGCGAATGGGAGTGAAGACATCCAGTAACCAAAACGACTGAAGAAACCCTGTTTGATTTCAGGCGGGACGCCTAAAACTCCAGAAGGATCGCCACCGTTTTCATCAACCTTTTCAGCCAACTTCTGTTTAGTTAGAGGACCGGCTTGGCCATCGACGTGCAAACCATTTTCTTCTTGGAACTGCTTAATAACTTCTTCGGTATGTCCACCAAAATCCCCATCAGCCTCAACATCATAACCAGCTGTTTGTAGCGCGGTTTGGACCGCAACAACGTCAGCACCTTTAGTCCCAATATCAAGAGTTGGATTGGTGTAAGATACTGGCGTAAACTTTGAGTCATTTAGTTTGGCTCTCCACTTACGATCAGCCGTTTCAAGCTTAGTGTGATAGTTATTCGCTTCATAGCCATCACCGTTATAGCCTTGAGCAAAGACGCGCCACTTACCATCCTTAAGGGCCTGAAGAATACCTTTGGCTTTAGCGAATTTAATAATCCCTTCAAGCTGATTAGCTTCGGAAATGGCGAGCCACTTAACCATTGCCAAGGCATCAGAAAATCCTAGCATGGAGTGATTGAAACCCATGCATTGACCAAGGCCCCACGAGGTTGACATTGCTGCGACTTCTTCACCAGCGATGGAAGAACATAGGTCAATTCTATCGTATGAAGTTTTAGGATAATCACGTTTCCATTTCGGATAAGCAATCCCAGCCTTAACGAGCTTATCCCGTGTCGCGCCTTTGGTATAGCGATATGCGATATGACATTCGTACAGCGCGATTAGTCTGCCCGTGCTATCGTAGCCGGAACCACGCGCTTCTACTTCTGCCACGGCTCTCAGGCGCGATTCAGGGATATCGTATGCCTTAGCGATCCTTGAAAAATCGCTAGGTGTAAGTTTATTAATTTTCCCTACATAAAATTTTGTCATGTTAAGTTACCGTTCTACTAAATTGTGAAGATGTAAGATAACCATCGCCACCGGCATAGCTATCGATTGTTCTAACTCTGTAATAATATGTCGTGCCGGATGAAAGCCCTGTGAGTGAAACACTTAGTGCGTTGGCATCAAGTACTCTATTACCTACACCCGGAGTAAAGCCGTTTGTCGTGCTTACGAATGCTTGATACTTAGTAACATCAGCTTCTGCAACTGCGTTCCATGAGATATTCAATTGGCCCGCACTTGGTGAAGTGGAGACAATGTTAGCTGGCACAGCTGGCGCTACATCAGATATATTTAGAGTGGTATACGATCCAGCAAGTGATGAAGACTCGGCGCGAACTTGGGCTGAGAAATTACGCCAAGGACCACCGTCAGCAGTTAATCTTGAATTAGAGTAATTGTAATTATTTGTGGTAACTAAAGTTTCTCGGACCAAGACCAAGCCTTCGTTATAGATTTTAATTCTGTATCCAGACGCGCCAGAAACTGCGTTCCACTGAATGTTAGCTTCTACGCCATGGTAAGGATCAGTCAATGACAATCCTGTAACCGGACCTAACGTAATATCCAGTACTTGTTCACTTACGACATTACCTGAGCCATAATCGTTTGAGGCTGTCACATTCACTTGGATTCTTTCCCATGGTCCACCAGCAGCCAGTACTTCTGAACTATTGAAAGAAACGAAAGTTCCACTACTTGTTTTTGTAAGCTCAAGAACATTAAAATTCCCACTACCTACGGACGATTCAGAATAAACTTCAATCAGGTATTCATTAGCTCTAGGCGCGGCGGTGTATGAAACTTCCAAAGTCCCAGCGGTGATATCAGCTGAAACATTTAAATTACTTACAATTCCCGGCGTCAGGCTCGGTGTTCCGAAGTTGCTTGGACTTGGGCTCATATAAGCCCACGGACCTAACACAGTTCCAACAGCTGCTACTCTGAGATAAAGATCGCCCGCGTTGGCAGTTATTTGCGTCTCAGCCGTTGTACCACTATATAACTGTTCCCAAGTCACACCGTCAGATGAGATTTGGACAATGTAATTCGTAGCACCAGACGCGGCGTTCCATGAAACATCGAGTAGGACTGGATCAGCCCCGCTTAATGGATTCTGATTTACAATAACGCCGGTAACGACTGGTCCGTTTGGAACAACTCCCGGTCCCAAATAATTCACACCATCGGGAGGAGTTCCAGTATCAGCGTCATAAACTCTATCGTCATCAATGACCAACGAAATGTCAGTTCTATCCATGCCTTTGTTAGAAGTGCTGACGACTAAAAATTTCTTTTTATATTTAGAACTATCATATAGAACAAAAGTAGTTCTTTTCGCTTCATCATCAATAGATAGGACTTGACCAATGGTCATTCCTTCTGCTATTTCCAATGCAGCGAGTGATCCTGCCTCTAATTTTATTTCATTAGAATAACCGTTAGAGAGGGCAGTGATAGGACCAAATTCTTTTCCATCTTTTCTTCTCAAAGAGACGTAATTTGTTCCAGAAGTTGCAAAACTAATGGTTCTGTCACAGATCAACGTGGTTTCGGCACTGATGTACTCATTAATAAAACCATTCTGAGACCATTGAAGAAGATCATGGCTAACGATGACTGGATCGCCTTTCAACAGCAAACGACCATCCGCTTCGGTAGTGGCACTTGCTAGAACACGTCTGTAGGAATTGGCTGCGGCATAATACATCCCTTCTCGCCAAGCCTGCGATCTATTCGTTATTCCAAACATCTCGATACGCGCCGGTTTCGTAGACGTGGAACCGGGGAGCGTACATTGAACCTCACTCTGTTCCCACGTTGTAGAATCCATAAATTCTACAATAACGTCATCGGCACTATCTTCACCTTTAATGATGTGAGTAGTTTCAAAAGTGTTTTTCAAGATGCTTTGTGGCGTGATAACAGTTTTGGCCAAGGCGCGGGGCTGATCACGCATAAATGTAATCATACCAGCAACTAGAATTGGTTGACTTCTAACCACCGATAGAACCGAAGCTAAAGCTTCCCAAAAAGTTTTGGCTGTATCAAATACCCCGTTAAACGAATCACCGCGTCCGTCATACACCGCTGAAAGCTCAAGCAACTTGTCTAGATCAATTCTGCTATCTGGTAAACTAGCGCCGTATACCGTGTTCCGCAACATGTCTGCCGCGATCCACGCCGGATTGCTGGTATTTTGAGGCGCGGACCAAGTAGTTCCGTTCCAAACAGGAATCTTCCCTCTTTGAATAGTATTGATCTGCGTCGAACTCTGGCTGCTTAACTGATTCGAGGCGCGAATCTTCATCGCCAGAAGTGTTACTTCTGGATAAATATTATCGTCTGGTATGAAAGCTCTAAGGGACTGCCACGCAATATCGTTCCCGTACCGGCTATCGGTCAGCTTTTCCGTAGTTCTTCGCATCCTGACTTCATAACGTCCTCTTGTGACGTTAATTGTTTTAGTAATGCGCTGAGCCGTGGTAGTTTGTTTAATCAAGGTTTGAGTAAACGCGGTGGACCAAGCTCCAATAGGATCACCTAGATTATCAATTTCTCTAACCTGACAAGTATAAGTTAAAGTGGCTGTACTTAATCCACCACTATCATTGGCGTAATAGAGACCACGCGACAACACAACATCTACTTGAAGTTTATCTGTGGCTTGGTTGTTTGGATTTGCAACGAAAGGACCGATCCAATCATCCAGAGCAAACGTTTTAGAAGCCAAAGTACCTGAAGTGAATGTTGTCCCAAATTCTAGCCAAGTCAATTCTCCCGAAGTATCTTTATCGGTGATAACGAACGTTCCATTATTAGCCCCGCTTCCAGTAATAATCACAAGATCGCCGGGAGCTAAAAATTCAATTTCAGGATGTGGATCACTAAACGTAGCTCTATTTCCAGAGAACGTAGTAGTATCGGTAAAGCGATAATTCTTAAGTTCTTGTCCCGAAACTTCAACAGACGTATTGACATTTGAAGGGAACAAAGTTATCGTTCCTCCCGGTGGAATTATTTCAAGTTCAACGTCTTGAAAAGTCGGGCTTAATCCGCTGGTTCTGTCCCATAGCTCGGTATCGGCAATATTGATTTTATCAACTTGATACTGACCAACACCTAAACAAAATAATTGATAAAGATATTGTTCATTGTTTTCGAAGCCTTGATAAGGCTGTGACGCAAAGTCAGGGAATAGTTTATGTGTTCCATATAGTCGAGGAATAGGATTAAGCAGGCGGGCCCTATTTCCCTGAGATTCTAGCGAGTAAGTTGGACTGGCTTGCTGAGATGACTGGCTTTGGAGATTAGGTACTGTTGGGCCAAGTAGAGCGTTGATCAAGAACGTTCCACCAATGACAATAGCAGCGTTGGCTAGAGTAGCGGCGAATCCGGTTAATCCTAACAGTGTTCCGCTGATGTACGGAGCAACAACGGTCAACGCAATAAGAGCTAGAATTTTAAAAATGTTCTTGAACACATCCCCGCGTGGGACAATAATAAATTGAATAGTGTCGGTCGCAATGCCTACAGGCTTGCCCCAATCTTTTCTAAGGACCGGAGTCCCGTTTCTGACACAAATAATTGGCTCACTTTTATAAGCCACGCCGAGACGATCTGCGATATCTAAGTAGCTATCGCCACATGAATATTCAGTGCCTTTAATTTTTCCTAATAGTGAATTATATTCAACTGTCATGATTATATCTGTAAAATTTAAACTTACGCCAGCCAGAAGCTTTTAGATTAAAAACTGTATCGAACATTACGCCGTTCATGCCACAATGCAGCACGCCACCTCCATCAATATCTAGATAAACGCCTACATGATTGGGATGGATCAAATTAGCCATCTCAACCACAGAACCATGTTCAGGGATATCTACGGCGGTCCAATTTTTATGTTCTGGATGATCTTTAATAAATTTAATCAAATCCTTAATATTCGTTAATTCTTTAGTTTCAAGGACTTTCAATTCACGTTGAAAGACGTTTAACTGGATGTATCTGACCAAGCCCCAGCAATCAAAAGTATCAGGCCCCATCGATCCCAATTCGTAACGCTTGCCGATTACATCATTAATAATTTCAATCTCATCCATTAAATCAAGCCTCTAAATTCTTCAGGGCGATAAATTTTTCCGGGAAAGTTTCTATTAATTAAATCGGCAAAGCTGGCTGAAATAGTGACTTGAAAAACTGTGGATTTTACTGATTGAATTGTCATCCCGTTCAAGACAAATTGAGGTTCTTCTTTATTGCTTAGGAGGTACTCACGATAAGTTAATTCAATAGGACTATCTAATTTAACGGCTTCGTCTAGATATTGTGATAATTCTCTCGTAACGTTATCGATAGTAATTTCGATTGTGGGCAACGCGCCTTCTTGCTGGGCCGGAAGTTCGAAGTCAAACATAAGGGAATAAAATCTGACTTCTTCTCCCGCGTTAGCCGGTGCATCATTTTCAAGAAATAGGTTCCAGCCATAAACGTCTGGATCACCCTCTTCCAAGAGAACGCCATAATCTTTTACCAGTCTAATAGGGCTGACTACGTCATCCTCATTAATAAACGAAGGGTGGCGTAGTTCTAGGGTATACAGAATGATTTCTTCTACCGGGGCCGATGCATATGCCTCTTGAAGAGCCTGCTCCCAAATGTCGTCGGAATCTGCCATTTAATTAACTTACCATAATTTTTAACTAGCTATTGCTATATACTCATTATCATCAACGTCGTCAAAAATGAAAATATAATCATTAGAGTCATCTGGATCGGTGAAAATAAGCTGAATAGTAAGTAAGTTCGCCATAACTTCTGGATAATCTATATTTACTATTTTTTGAAGCGGATCAGCCATTTCATTTAGCACAAAATCAATACCATATAACCCGATTAAATAAAGTGCAAAACCATCTAGACTTGGATATTCGCGGACTTCTAAACTAACTGATAGAGTATATTGGTCCCACGCTTCATCTCTTATTTCATATTTTTTAGAAAAACGAGCTTTGTGGCTAGCATAACTTGCCCCGTCCCAAACCGGCATTTCAAACCACTTAGAACCTTGGTTCAAAGTGTTCATGTAAAATCCTCTAAACAAAATAAATTCATTATTTGTTAGAGTTATTGTGCCGTTGTATACCGTTGTTGGATTACTGAATCTAACTCTGACCAATTGAGGGCCATCGTCAAATTCAGTTCTCGCAATATCACTGTGAGGGTCAATTGAAAATGACCCTCTATCCAGTACATAATTTAAAGCCGGAGGCCAAATTTCTGCCATCAATTATCTCTTATTACCTGCGGCGGCACTTGCACCGTATCTGGTTTCAAAAGCTCTGTTTAACGGTGTTCCGCCCTTAGAAACATCAGAAGCCACAGCACTTTTAACCTGTTCCAACAATACATTGATATCCAAGCTACCATCTGGATTCTGTTTGGATTCTACTTCGGCGTTACCAGAACCACCAGTAATGTTGACGTTAACTCTTGGTTGAACCACAACGTTAGTTGAGGCTTGAGCCGCACCGCTTGCTGCAACGCCAAGAGAACCATCTGGACCACGCCGTAGTGGCATAATTGCCTCTGGCCCTGCCTCACCCATTAAGCCGGTTTTGTTACCAGACATTTCAAAATAGGTAGGAGACGCGACTATACCACTATTTGAACTATTTGTCAAGCCCCCTTTAGCAAAAGGAACCACTTTTCCAGAATTAAATGCAGCACCATTAGCATATAATCCACCAGTTGGTGCAGATGGGAAGAAACTTGTACCTGAATTACCTCCACCTAACAGTCCGCCAAGAAGACCTCCACCTGATCCTCCACCCATCATGCCAGACAATGCTTGAATAATGGGCTGAATTACCATGTAACGAATAACAAGGCGTGAAATATCGCTCAAGATACTTTCAGTAAGTGCCTTGAAGTCGAGTTTGCCGGTTGAGACCCATTCAGTTAAAGCATCTTCAAGACCACCGAAAGCGTTTGAGACCACGCCAGCAATATCAGTGGTGAAATCTTCACCGGTTTTGGTTAGGTCAAGTAGACCTTTATTAATACCATCGATAAAGTTATTGCCGGAACCACCTGATGCGGCTTCAGCATTAGCTTTACGAAGACGAAGCATTAGATCGGTATATTCCGAAAGTTTGATCTTACCAGTGTCAAGGGCTTGCTGAAGCAAGGCTTGCTTGTTGATAAAGTCAGTTAGGCCGGAATTTGAAGGCATTAGTTCATTGCGTAACGCTTCAAACTCAGCATTAAATCCTTGAAGCCCAGCCGTTGTCCCGGCATACTTGGCCTTCAAGTTTTCCATCGCCCCGTTATACTGATCTTGTGTAATTTTGCCTTTGGATAAAGCTTTTTCAAGAAGCTCTTGCTCTTTACGGAATTGGACCGTGGCTTTACCATCAGAGTCTAGGAGTTTACCTAGAGCGCCCCCACTACCGCCACCGCCGCCTTTACTCTTCTCTTGAGATTTTACCCAAGAATCGTATTCATCTTGAAGTCCTTTAATAGTGTTATTACGCTGACTATCAGTTATATCAGTTAAGCTCTTGACACCAGAAATATCTTCTTTAAGTTTAGAAAGTTTTCGTGACGTTTCGTCAGCATCTGAACCGAATTTTTCGACATAATTTTGCGCCGACTTCTTGGTGTCCATTTTGTCGTTAATTCCAAGAAGCTCATTAGCTGAAGAATTCAAATTCTTCAGAGTCAAATCGTAACGTTTATTGATATCGGCGTTTAATTCTCTTTTGTCAGATAGGCTACCTTCTTCATCGGCAATTTCTTTCAACGCATCAACCCGCGACTTTGCCGCGCCAATGAATTCATCAGCTAATAAAGTCTGCGCCTTAGATAAGTTCATTCTGGCGTTAGCTTCTACCACTTTATTGGCGGCATTAGCTACAGCTTCGGCCATACCAGCCGCCGCGTTCCCGGCCTGAGCCATTTCACCAGCAAAAGAATCCGCTGTGGTGCCATTCATTACAGCATTAAGACGTTGTACTTGCTCCTGAGCATACGCGCTCTCTTTACCATACATCGCCACAGCGTTTTGAGCGCGAAGATAAGCATCCCTTAATTGATCAGCTTGCTTTGTATCAAACTTTTTAGCACCTAACTCTCTAATAAATTGATCGTAGGTCTTCCCGGTATCATCCAGATAAACCTTAACATTTTTCAATTGATCAGCTAATTCCTGAACTTCTACCCAACGTCTTCCAGATGGTGCGTTGGTTAGCAACGATTGATATTCAGTTCTGGTTTCAGAAATTTTTGTTTGTAAATCTTTTAAAGTTGTAGCTAGCTTCTCTTGCTCCAACACTAGCTGAGCCATGGTTAAAGTTTGGAGGGAGTCCTGATATCTATCTAAAGATTCTTTTGACGTATCAACTACTGTCGTAAATTCTTGTCCCTTTTGTGAACTGGCATACCAAGCCGCGCCTAGAATACCAAGCGTTGTGACAACAAGCCCAATAGGTCCAGCTAATAGGCTAGCTGCCGCTGCGGCTCTACCGAAGAAACCAACGGCTGTGGCTGCACCAGCGGCGGCAGGAGCTAAGCCAGTGAAAAGAATTCTAAGATTTGTTAAGGCTCCACCCCATGCCGTCATGTTGGCGATGTTACCAAGAAGCATAGCACCAAATGACGTGAAAAATCTTGCGATGTTTAACGCTAATAAAACTTTAAGCCCACCGATTACTAAATCAATGTTTTTAATTAATCCAGCAAAAACGGTTCCCATACCTTCGATAACTCTCGCTGTTCTCTCACCAAACTGAGATGCGAAGGTTAGAAATTCTGGTGCAGAAATAGCGTTCTTAATTCTTTCGAAAGCTTTGGACAGAGCGTCCATCGTTCCGCTTTGGCCGATAATGATAAACAGATCATATACTGCATTCTGAAGTAAGTTAAACTGTGCCGTTGCGTTTTTCAAAGCAGATTGCAAGCTTCCGCCGAAAGTTCTTTGAACTTCAGCAGCAAACTTAGGTAGAGCATCCGCAGCTAATACTTGGCCTTTCTTAAGCATATCTTGAAGTTCACCAGTAGATACTTTAAGACCTCGTGCCATTAAGTTAACAGCACCGGGAAGTTGCTCTCCTAGCTGGCGTCTAAGCTCTTCACTACTTACGGTTCCTTTTGACATCATCTGCTCAAGCGCAAGTAGAGCAAGTTTTGTTCTATCAGAACTACGATGCAATACTGTCATAGCAGTGATAGTTGCTTCGAATACACTTCGGGTCTGTTCCGTGGAAACCCCAGCTAGACGAGAAGAGATAGAGAATGAACCGAAGGATTCTTGAATGTCCTGCACACGCTGGCCAAGGCGATTAGCCATATCTTCGGTGTACCGCATTTCTTCGCCAGTAGCTTTTAAGTCGCCGTTATTGACAGCGAGTAGAGTAGACTTGAACGCATTAAAATTCGTGTTAGCGTCATAAAGGGCTTTAGACAGAGTGCCAAGCGTGATTGAGCCGATGAGGGTGCGGAACACCGACGCGGCTTGGAACGTGCCAGAGAAGGCATTCTCAAGGCCACGAAGGTTCGTTGTTAGTCCTTGGGCACCCTGACTTACGTTACCAAAACCAATGCCGTTTAAGTTGCTTCTAAAATTATGAAGATAGCCGTTGGCACGAGTCGCGGCTTGGCCAATTCTTTCAAGATAAGACGCAATTTGACCCACATTAGCAGGAACTTTCAAACTCCCTAACATGGTAACGAAGTCGCGTAGATTTTTGGTCTGAGCCGCAGTTGGGCCTTTGAAGCCTGAAAACGCCGCTGTAATATTAGCAATGGAAGATGTGCCACTAACTGGCTTGAACGTAGCCAGTGTAGCAAATAGATCGCGTAGGTTTTTAACAGCAGTGCCGCTTGGGCTTTTTAATCCACCCATGGCAGAGCTAAGGTTAACAATCCCACTTACGAGAGAACCACTGATTGAGGCTTTTGCGCCGCTGTTATTTAAAGCATTAAAAAATGCTCTCATATTGGCTACAGCTTTTTCAGATGGGGCTCTGAAAGCTCCCATAGCCGTTCCAAGCTTTTCGATGTTGCCGAAATTGCCTACGATTTTTAACGAAGGAGCGATAGCTTTTAAACCATCAGCAAACGTTCTCAAACCCTCAAGCTTCTTAGCGCTTGGGATTTTAAGACCGTTTAACGCGGTGCTAATTTTATTAACAGAATCGGCAAAGTTCCCGCTAACATTGAAACTGTTTAGCAGGGCCGGGATTACAGTGGCGAAATTTGTAATATTTTTAATAAGCGCAGGGCTTGGGGCTTTCAAGTTTCTGAAAGCAGTGCCAAGGCTATTGATATTTTTAACCGCAGCTGGATTGATTTTAACATCATTCAGCTTGCCAAGGTCTTTAGCTAGTTTACTAAAGTTTCCAGTGCTGGCTCCCATAAGTTTGGAGAATGCAGCTTCGCCCTTAGCGTCTAAACCGTCGAGGGACTTAGTAACGTTATTAATAGCAGTGGTAAACTTTTTAGCCCCCGCTTCGGCGCGGGAGGCGTCAATTTCGAAGCGGAGGCTAAATGTGTCTGCCATTATTATTTCTTCTTATTTTTGTTGGCCGTTTCTTCTGCCTTCTTACGCTTCTTTTCTTTTTCGTAATAATCTTCGATCCAAAGATTATCTAAAGTTTTGACGTAATCCGCAAAATCAACTTTTTTATTGTAACTTTCTATTCCATAAATATTACAGTAATGATTTATTTCAGAGAAAGTTATATGGAGAGGCCCGTTCATTCCGACTGGTCTTGAATTAGATAGGATTAGAAATCCGTCCCAAACCCAAATTAAATCTTCAAATAAAGGAGGCCCCTCTTCTTGTGTTTCGTCAACCGCGACTTCACCTTTTTCTTCTTTAAGTCTTTTGATCCATTCACGATCCGCTTTGGAGCGCTGATGGACCGTTTTTGTTAAGAAGAAAGTGAGTCGCTGTGTTAGTTTTTTACCGCGTCATCCTTGGCCTGAATCTTGAACGCGTCGTCATCTGTAACGAGCTTGGCTACGAGGTTACGGAATTCACGATAAGTAGCTAATTTTTCTTCCGCAACTTTGGCAGAGAACTTAACGTCATTATCGTCATCGTCCTTAAAGCCTTCCCAGCCAGCAATAATGGCTTGAGCCATCTGCCTAATTAGAAGGGTTTCTTGATCGGACTGCGGAATACCTTTACCGCTGCGCTTAAGGGCAAGATAGGGGGCTTCTAGAGCTTCGCGAACGTCTTGAGACTTCTTGCTCTGGAACGAGCGCAGTTTAATCTTTGTGCCGCCGCCAAGTTCGAACCACTTGCCGTCTTCTTCAGATTCAATATCAGTAGCAAATTCAGAAAATTTCATATCGGGATACCTTTTGTTTTTTTGTAAGTCGGGATTACGGTTAGTGAGAAATAAAATGGCGGCGTCCCGACAACCACCGCCATTCCATCATTTAATCAATTGCTTGATTAAAATTTTTAAACGGAGACGTTAGTAACATCGCTCCAACGGTCGATCTGGAACATTGTGCCGGTTGAGCCGTCGCGGAACGCCATGAATTCAAGGGGTTCAACAACGTCTTGGTCGATACCAGATGGGGCAATCGTGTCGCTTGAGAACTTAACAGCTGGGAGGGTATACTTGTAAGTATTGCCATCAATGTCTGTAAATTTAAAAGCTAGTGACGTAGTTTCGTGGTTGATGAAGTCGTCATAGAGCGTACCGTTTTCGAAGTAAGCCGTAACAGTTCCGGTTAGGTTGAAACGTCCAGTACCGATACCACGGGCAAACTTAGAACCAACAGCTGGTTGCTGACGAAGCGTAGCATCACCCTCGATTGAAATTGACTGAAGCGCTGAAGCGAGTTCAACACCGTCTTTTTCAATTGAACCAACGTTAGTGGTTGAGTTCATGACTTCAGTACCAGTGGTACGAAGTGGGGTAAATGGTGAAGCGCCAAGCTTAGTCGTATTAGTGATCTGACGCTTGGTTTCTTTACCTTCGAACGTGTAAGTTCCTGTAACGATAGCACCAGTGCTAACATCCATAGAGAATGAACCGACACGGAGACCGTTGTGGACAAAGAACTGATTCACGTCGTTAAACGCTGTTTCAGCGGTAAAGCTCTGAGCCACGATTTGCTGGTGCGGCAATGAGCCTGTACCATCAGGGTTACGAAGCATTGAGCCCTTAATCGTTACGGCAAGGGTAGAACCGTTTGCATCCGTTGCAGGAGCGGGCGAAACTGTGAGAACGTCGTCAGTTACGGCGAGGATTTTAAAGAAGCCACCAGAACCCGCAATACCACCGGCAAAGTTAGATACAGTTCCGTTCGTTGAAACTTTAGAAAGTGTTCCACCGGAACGCTGAAGGTTGGTAACGGTTACGGTTGTGGTTGACGAAGTAGCTTTAACTTTAAGTCTAC